CGACGCTTCACGGAACTTGCTGCGGACATGATCGAGTCCAACAGGAAAGCACAGGTATCAAAAGCAGCATATGACAACCCAAACTGGTCCTTCGTACAGGCTGATAGAGCTGGGTATGAACGGGCTTTACGAGACATGGTAGAACTTTTCTCAGAATAGGATTTAGATTATGGCTGACCAGCCAGAAAGCATTTTCAATAACGCTCCACCCGAGAGCGTAGCAGTAGTACCACCGCTCAACGTTGACAAATATGCAGACCTGCTAAAGTCAATCAAAAATGAGGCCGGTGGTCAAAAGTATGACTCCGTCGAAAAGGCTCTTGAAGCCTTGGGCCACAGTCAGTCCTTCATCCCTCAAATTAAAACCCAGCTCTCAGAAAGAGAGACTGAGCTTGAGAGAGTTAAGGCTGAACTGGCTCAGAGAGAGAGCGTCGAAGAGGTTGTACAAAGACTGATTGCAAACAACCAACATGGTACGGATGACCCTCCGGTGTCCAGTGGTTTAGATGAGCAAGCAGTAATGAAACTTGTGCAGCAAACGCTGACACAGACTAAGCAACAAGAAGTTGTTCAGTCTAATCAGAAGCAGGTACAAGAAGCACTCAAGGCAAAGTTTGGTGATAAGGCACAGGAAGCGGTGGCTACTAAGGCTGCTGAACTTGGTGTCTCACCATCTGAATTGGGTGATCTAGCTAGCAAGAGTCCAGCAATGGTTCTTGCGCTTTTCCAAGCCACGAGCCAATCTGGCTCACGACCAACCACCCCTGGTGTGAACATACCAGCTCTCCGTACTCCCCAAGCTCCTGTTGGGCGTCCTGAGAAGTCGTTACTGTCTGGTGCTACTAACCGTGAACAAAAAGAGTTCATGCAAAGAGTACAGGCAGAAGTTTACGCCAAGCATGGCATCGAAACCTAAGGAATACTAAATGCAAATTACTGACAACACTCGTGCCTTTATCGAGGCTGAAGTTTATTCTAGCTTCATCTACCTCAACCTGCACGACGGTCTGCTCCCGGAGAGCTTCTATCGTAACATCACTGAGTTCGGCTCAGGCAACACGCTACACATTAAGACCATCGGTACTGTCACTATTCAGGATGCTGAAGAGGATGCACCGTTGGCTTACAACCCGATCGAGACTGGCGAAATCCAGTTCCGCATCAACCAGTACAAGGGCGATGCTTGGTACGTGACTGATGACCTTCGTGAAGATGGTACTGATATCCCGGCCCTAATGTCTGCCCGTGCCAGTGAGTCCACCCGTGCCCTACAGGAAGTATTTGAGTCAACCTTCCTCAAGACCATTGGTGATTACTATGCTGCGAACACTGGTCCTAATGCTATCAATGGTTTCCCACACCTTAAGGTGTCTGCGGCCACTGGTGGTGTGATGAAGCTCAATGACTTCATGAAGATGCGCCTAGCCTTCGATAAGGCTAACGTTCCTGCTGAAGGTCGTGTGGCTATTGTTGATCCGGTTGTAGAGGCGACTCTGTCAGGTTATGTGACCTTGACCTCCCAGATCACCCCGTTCGCTCAGGCGATCATCCAAGGTGGTATTGCTCGTGGCCAGAAGTTCATGTGGAACGTCTTTGGCTGGGATGTGATGACCTCTAACCGCTTGCCCGTTAATACCTATAATGACGGCACCACAACTGGTGCTGGTTATGTCGGTAACATCTTCATGTCTATTCTGGATGACCAGACCAAGCCGGTTCTCGGTGCTTGGAGACGTATGCCGAAGGTGGAAGGCGAGCGTAATAAGGACCGTGCTCGTGATGAGTTCGTTGTCCGCTCCCGTTATGGTTTTGGTATTGCCCGCGTTGATACACTAGGCTTGGTTGCTACCTCAACTGTCTCTATCACCCCTGACAAGACTGGGGAGGCTTAATATGTCTTATGAGAAAACTAGTGGCCTTGGTGTGAATAACCAGTATGGCCCGCGTGTCGGCAAGAATGCCAACGGTCCTCTACTGACTGATGGCTATCGTAATGAGTTTGTAATTGACCTTCCCCTTTCAGGGCTTGGTTTTAAGTTCCCCGTTGGTAATGGTATTTACGTTACTGGTGTGGACAAGACCTTCGCTGTTGGCACTGTAAGTGCCGTGACGATTGGTGGTGTTGCAGTTGCTGCTGCGACTGACGCTGCTCCTGTGCTTTTGGCTGAGGGCAACACAGGCGTGTTTGCACAGACTGGTGGTACTGGTGGTAAGTTGGTTATCCAGTACAAGAATGTCTCTGGTGACGCGACTCACTAAGTAGTTAACTAAAAGCCAGTCATTCAGTAGTGGGTGGCTGGCTTTTTCTTTGAGGATAACCATGGCAAACATTGAACATAAATTGATTGTAGATGCGGATAGACATGAGCCTAAGGGTGCTTCCTCTGCTACTGTCAAACAAGCCCTCCTGTCAAATGGAGATGGCACTACTTATTTTGGTTTTGTAAACTACTCTGATCTATCTGGTAAGCCAGCGTTCAAAGGTTACAAGCAAATTCTATACGGTGCTAGTGCAGCATCTTCACAAGACCCAACCGCAACCAATACTCCTCTGGGTATTGAGTTTGGCACAGCACAATCACTAACAGATGCATCACTAGACTCTACCGGTGTACTTACTCTACTAACACCCGGAGACTATCTGTTTGAAGTGTCTCTGAGATTGGCTAGACCAATTGGGTCTGGTTCAGTCATCCTATACACAAGAGCTATGTATAATGGTGCACAGATTCTAGCATCAAGCAGTGCGACACTAACAGATGTTGCTGCTGTCATTCCTGTAACACATACCATTCTGGTAACTGCTGTTGCTAATGACACCTTTAAGATGCAGGTCATGCGGGACAGCACTGGTTTGAACCAAGGTGGCCTGAAGCAGGATACACCAACCGCTGCCGGATGGAATGCATCCCCTACTGCTAACATCAGTGTGTACAAGTATGTTGGGAGTAACTAATGGCAAAGAAAACCTTACTTGAAATCACACAGGATATCCTCAATGATATTGATGGTGATGAAGTAAACTCAATTGATGACACGATCGAATCTGTAAGAGTTGCCAACATTGTTAAGTCAACCTATGAGTCCCTGATGACACATAGAAATTGGCCACACACGAGGAAGCTTATACAGATTGAAGCAAGTGGTAACAATGCACTTCCTACACACATGACTTTACAGGACAACATCAAAGAGATTAGCTTAGTCAATTATGACAGAGCTAAACTAGCTGATGGTTCTCGTAGAATGATTCAAGAGGTGAAGTACATTGATCAGGATGACTTCCTCCGGGTATGTAATGGTCGGGACAATACTAAGGCTAACTACCTGACAGTGATTGATCCGCTGACTCTAACCAACCTCACAATCAGGACTGATACTAGTCCGACATACTTCACAAGCTTCGATGATCAGGTGTTGATCTTTGACTCGTATGATAGTGCAGTTGATTCAACTCTTCAGAAGTCTAAGGTTCAGGTGTATGCCTACACTATCCCAGAGTGGGTTCATAAGGATGATGCAGTTCCAGACCTGCCCGAGTCGGCATTCCCACTATTGGTTGAGGAGGCTAAGAGTCGATGTGCATTACGCATTAGCCAACAACCTGATCAAAAGGCAGAACAAGAGTCACAGAGACAGAGTAAGTGGTTAGCAAGAAAAGACAAGCGTGTTGCTGGTGGTATTAAATTTCCTAACTATGGAAGATCAGCAGGACTTAGCTATGGACGTGATCCCACATTTAGGAGAGATTGATGGAATACCAAGGTTTTACTATTCGGCTCAACAAAGATTTCACACTGTACTCAGTGCATCAGGTTGGTAAGGGTGCTCTACCAAAAGATTTGGCAGGTCTGTTTACCACGCCTAACACAGCTAAGAAAGCTATTGATGCATATGTAGGTTCTAAAGCAATAGTTAAGGAGTAATCCATGCCACGTAATGTCGCACCAATTGAACAGAACACATTCGTTGCTGGACTCATCACTGAGGCGTCTCCACTAACCTTCCCACAGAATGCGTCTCTGGATGAAGAGAACTTTGTTCTTAGTAAGAAAGGATCAAGAGCAAGACGCTTAGGGATGGACCTAGAGGACAACTATGTATCTGTAGACTCTGGTGTTACGGCTGTTACTGGGGATGAGGTTATTGTTACTTCATTCAAATGGCAAAACGTTGGTGGTAATGCAGCTCAAACTATTATCGTTGTACAGGTTGACTACAAGTTGTTTTTCTTTGATGCTTCTTCACAACCACTATCTGCTGGCCTCCTCGGTACTTGGACGTATGACGCTAGTCAGGTTAACAGGAAGATATCCTATGCATCTGTCGATGGTATGCTAGTTGCAGTAACTGGTGGTAAGGATATTGATACATACACATTTGAGGGTGGTCAAATTAACAAACTATCAAGAAGACTGAAGATCAGAGATTTGTTTGGTGTCACTGACGTTGCAACTGGGAGTTAACACTAATGATCAGTAGACCAATTATTCCCATTGAGGATGGTGGTGGCCCCGGTTCTGGTGGCATCTCTGGTGGTGGGGGTGGTGGTGCTGAGCCACCAGCTATTGCCGGAGTAAACTTACGGGAAGGTGGTAACATCTCCCTGAGGCCACACGTACTCACATCAAAACACTTATACAATTTAAGGAATCAAACTTGGGCACTACCAAGAGCAAGTTTTGATGGTGGAGATACCGCTGTTGATACCATTAGTCAGTTCGTTGCTAAGGCTAGTGTGTTCCCATCTAACTCTGACTATGTTGCCCCTTTCGTGTATGCTAACACAGCCAGTACGGCTGGTAGTAAGTTCATCCAGAGATTCAATGCAACAGATGCTGTAGCTAATAAGGCAGGCAATGGTCTAGCCCCAATAGGCTACTTTATCATTGATGCACTAGACCGTGGTACGTCTAGAATGGACGCTGTGAGGCAGCTAGCTTCTCAGTACCCACTAGCCTACCAAGTAAGTGAGTTGCCCGTAGACACGACTGTAGGTGGTCCTACAGTCATTGCACAGTACTCAGGCCGAATCTTCTACTCTGGATTCCCCGGTGAGACAGTTAATGGGGACACAAGCTCTCCAAAGATGTCCTCATATGTGCTGTTCAGTCAGTTAGTC